GCCGCCACTAGGCGAGTTAGTCAAGCACATACATCATCATGACGTCGATGGTGCCGGTGCCAGCGGCACCGCCCATCGTTACCGTAACGATGAACTCGTTGTTCTTGGTCGCGCCAGAGGTATCAAGATCAACCTCCGAGAACGCGCCAAGCGCAAGAGTTGCAGCGATGTCTACGATCTGAGCTGACGTGGAGGCCGCAGCCGCCTTATACTCGTCAGCATCGAGCGCGACAGACGTGCTTGAGCTGTTAACGTAGGCAGCATGGCCTACAGACAGGGTGGTCGAGCTGCCGAGCGCGTCATGCGCCAGGACACCCGATATGATACGCGCGCCATCCGGCAGAGCGAACATCTCGATCACGTCGCCGCTGGCGAGTGAGGAAGCCTCGTAAGTGCCATAGGCAACTCTTACGCGACCGCCAAGCTCGTTGGCTTTGACCTGATCAGCAGGGTCGTTCTGATCAAATGTCGTGCGTCCAGTGGAATATACAGTAGTCATTGTCTATTCCCCCTTATGCCGATTCATCGCAAAGGATCGAGACGACTTTCTCTTCTTCCATCCGGGTCGCCCCGAACTGAGCGCAGTAATAAACCTGCGTGGAATAAGATTTGTCGGCTCGCTCGTCTATGCGACTCACGATGTCTTTGCCCATGCCCAGCTTGATGCCGTCTTCCGCCCATGCAAAGCAGGTGCGGATGTCGGACGCCACAGCCAGTCGTGTCGAAACGATGAACTCAAAGCCCAGGAACGAGTTGACCTCGCCTTGTGCCAGAGCCTTCACCGTATTGAAGTCGCTCGACGTAACTGAAGTGATGCCTAACAAGGCCTCAATCTGTGCCGGCGCGACCGCGATGTATCGTTTGATACTCGGATCGACGTCGTTCTCATCCAAGATTTTCTTGGCCGAGAGCAACTTGGCGACCGTCATATCACCCGATCCATGCGCGACGATATTGCCGGCAGGCAGAGCGGTTGAGGTGCTGCCGGATTTGCCGGTAGAGGCAGACCCAGTAGCGGCGGTGATGATCACGTCATCAATCGCCCGGCCCATTGCGAAAGCGGCGGCCCGTGCATAGGAAGACGTGGGATCAGCGAGTAAACGGACTTTGTCAGCCCCGTCAATCAAATCTGCCCACTCATACTCGTCCATCGTGACCATACGCCTGGAGTGCGGTGACTCCATTATTGGCGTATCGCCGTGCCTCGATGTACGTTTCTGAGCGGAAGTTAGACCGACCTGGTCGAAAAACCCCTTCTCGCCGGTAACGCTCTCTTCCGAGACGGCGCTACGCAGTTTGCTGCCCATCTGCTGTGACAGCAGATCGATATTGCTACCGAACTGCTGCACAAAGGCAGTAGTTACTTGTGTGGACATAAAAAACCTCCGATCCACGTTGCGGGTTGGATCGAAGGGCTCCCCGGCGGATGCCGGACCTCTCTTGCGTTTAACGTCTGCTAGGACGACGCTGCTTTAGCGTAAGCAGCAGGACCGTTTGGCGGCTACCCTGCGGTCGTAAACTCCCTGAGACGCATGGCCTCGGCGACATACCAATCGTGTTCTGGATGCCGCTGTGACCAGTACGGCGATTCTTTTGCCGTAATGTCGCGGAGCTTACTGTGGGCCTCGTCCGGTGCCATAACACCGCTGCCCTTACTGCCGGCGAAACTATCCTCGCCGGTCTTCTCGGCAATGAATTGCCCGACCTTGGACATCAGCTTGACGACCGCCGGGTTGTCACCCAGCAGGCTACCGTCAGCCAGCCTAAGATCGGAAATATCCGCCGCCTCGAAATTCTGTAGTACCGCACTGGCGTAGCCAATGCGCTGGTCATACGCTTGCCCCCATTCGCGCTTCAGCTCCAGCTCCGCGTCGGTGCGGGTCTGGGCCACAGCATCGGTGACCTGTTGCGTTCGACTGCTCTGCATATCGTTATATGCAGTCATCAATTTTTGTGCTTGCGGCCCGGACAGCCCGACGTCGTGGCTGGTCGTCTTGAACCACTCGACCATGCCGGCGTCGGCTTCAACGCCATCGCCCATCGTCAGCTCGTAGCCATTGGCATCTTCTGGCCGGCCCAGCTTATCGTAGACCGCATTCCAGTCGTCTGACGTCGCCCACTGGCCTGGGATCGGCACCTTGTCGGCACCGACCATGCTCTGGGCATGCAGGTAGCCCTTGGCCAGGCCACCGACATCCTTGATCGAGTCCAGTGATTTATGATCTCTAATCTCTTCCGGCAGGCTGGATCGCCAATCGCCCGTGCCGGTATCCGTTACGCCGTTCGATGGCGCTACAGACGGTGCTACCTCTTGCGAGACATCCGCTACCTGTTCCTCGGACATGATTTATTCCTCTATGGTTGTTGTCGGTAACTCTCTGTGGTCTTCCTGCAGCATTGCGATCAGTGACAGCACGATTGATCGCTGGCCGTCGCGGTATGCTGTTTCATGTGTGTCGCCGGGTGCGTGAACCGGCGCGTGGAACCAGAAGCGGGTCTTCAGGTGATCGATGACCCGCTGGCCGTCTTCGCTATTGAAGACGCCTCGGTATAATTGTCTCAGCTCGTCAGGCGTCATTCTGCGGCCTGCTGCGGCACAGCATTGGCCTCGATAATGTTGCCGACATTAAGAGCTTTAGCCATCGGCGCTGCAGCCCCTGCCGTCTCAGCGATCTGCTGCGCCTGCGCCATCTGCTGAGCCTGTGCCTGTTGCTGCTGCCGTTCGACACGTTTCTGGTAGACCTCTTGCTCGCCACGCACGGTTGATGCCGGCACGCCGAGAACCTTGATCAGGTGCTTGACCATGCCGTCAGTATCCATGTAGTCGAGGACGGCCTGATCGACCTGGGTCAGCGGCATCAGCAGCTCGAACAGCCGCAGCACCGATTGCACGTCGCCGCTACGCTGAGCTTTCGCCAGCGGGCTGACATATTCGATATCAACGGTCATGCCGTCCATTTCTTCCGGCGGTGGCGGGAAAGCGTTCTGCTGCTGCAGTAAATGAAAGCAGCGGTCGATCAGCGGCTGTAATAGCTCGGCCTGTAACCTGCCGAGAACAGGGCCGAGCAGGCGCATCTTCTCTTCGGTACGCTGAATAACTTCGGTCGCCGTCATGGTCTGACCGCCGGTCCCCATGATCAGCTGATCGACATAGAAGCTCTGCCTGATCGCATCGCGGCGCTGCTCTTCCATGTTGAGGCCGAGCGGGTTGTTGGCACCGATCTGCAGCGGCTCAAGCCTGTCGCGGGTGCCGGCGCGGTAGAAGTTCAAGCCGCCAGGCACCGTGCGGATCGGCAGCATGAAGCCGTCATCGGGCACCATCAGCGGTGGATCGACCTGCTTCTGCGCCGCGCGGATCGTCACCTCGGACATTTTATTGAGCATCTTGATGTCTGGCAGCGAGCTGCTGGCTGGTGATCTTCCATAGCCAAGCTCGAACGAACTTTTGAGATACCTGGGGCACAAATACGGCATGCTCGCGAAGCCGCCTTCAGACAGCACAATCTTCTCGTCCGGGTTTATGTAGCAGGACTGGTACGGCATATTCTTGTTGTCGTACTGCGTGACGTTACGGTCGTCGCGCGGTCTTACGACATGCACCAAGGTGACCTCGGTATATGGGTCTTTCTCTGCCAGCTTCTCTATACGCTGGCCAACGTCGCTGCCCCACTTCGCGTAGGCTGACCGGGCTGCCATCTTGAACTTACGAAACACAGTATCGACGCGGCCCTGGTCGTCCTCGCTCAGGAAGCATTCGGATATGTGCCGGGTGGAAAACCTGATCTGTTGCTCTTCATCGCTTTCGACCAGCATGATGCCGGTGCCGAACGTGATCAGGTCGTGATACAGCTCATGGATTTGCTCTTGAAAGTTCGACCTGGCGAAGGCTTGGTACATTACGTCGGTGGCTGCTCCCAACCATTCCTTGGCAGTATCGTCAGCATCGAGCGCCGGGTCGCGATAGCGCAGGGAGAACCAGGGCGTTGATGCATTGGTCAGCATGCCGTGCAGGCTGGCACTCAGCAGCTCGGCGGCGTGGACGGCAGTGGCATCGAACAGCCTGTCCGTTCGCTTGTCGCCCGGCGAGCGGTTGACCGTGATGTCGGCCTTGCGGGGCACGACGTAGTCGGCAATATCTTGCCACAGGTCTTCCCAGGTCTGCCGCTGCGTCTCCAAGGTCGATAGACGCTTGAGCAGCGTGACCGCCATCTCGTCTGTTTCTGGCATCCGTTAACCGCCTAGTAATGTTTTGCGTGGTAATGACCTGGTGCGTCGGCCAGCTCTGGTGCTTACTGCGCCGCCAAGCACGCCCTGCGGGCTGGTCAAAATGGTCTGCGTTCGCCTGCGGCGGCGCAGCAGTGTCCCCGGCGCAGCCGTTGCTTTGTTTGGCGTCGCGGTAGGCGCTGCCGGCGGCTCAGCAGATGGCGCTGCAACCGCGCCTGTGCTTGGCTCTTTTGTTACTGGCTCTGCCGGTGGCGTTGCAACCGGGGTGCTTGGCGGCGCAGGCGCAGCTGGACGCGGCGTTTCTACAGGCTCCGGTGGACCGCCAACCTCGCCGGCCTCGCCGCCAGGGTCTGGGTCAGAACTGTCGTCGCCGGCCAGGCTGCCATGCGGCGCGTTGGCCAACGCTGCGGACGCGCTTAGTATGCCCATACCGGGCACAACGCTGGCGAGCGCCATCATGCCGGGGTCTTTGGCGGCTGCACTCTTGAAGCCTTCGGAGATGGCCTCACTAAAGCTCAGCGTAGCTGGCGCTGCTGCGGCTCCAGCGGCTGCTTCAGTGGCCTCGTCTACCTCTCCCGGTGTTGCATTCGGATTTGTGTCAGAAACAACATCTACGCTATCGCCAGCACCGCCGCCGCCGTCGCCGCCGCCGCCGCCGCCGTCGCCGCTCATCGGTTTACGCTCCCGACATGGCCGATGACGCCATCGCCGTATGTTCTGGCCCACTGGGCCTTCTGAGCTGGCCAGCCGCCGGCCTCTGCCTTGGCGCGTAAATCTTTGGTGATATGTCTGGTGATTTTCATAATCCCGCCCCACGGAGCTAAGCAGTCGATAAGCCAGATGCGCGAATAGTCGCCGGCAGACCAATCGCCGGGCTGCAGCTTTCGCGATCTGTCCAGGAAACCGGCCTCTGCTTCCTCGGTCAGGTTGGCCCAGGAGACAAATCCGGTAAGGACGTCAGCGTCCTCGAAGGTGTAATACTGGCCGAGCATGACCGGCGGCACGAAGAGCCGGTCGAAGTCGGCCAGCCGATACGGCCTGTAGACCTTGGCCTGCATGGCCAGGAACAATATGCGGCCATAAAGTGATGTTAACTCGTTGTAATTGCTTGTGTTTTCCACCGCTGCGTCCTGTAGGCCCCTTACAAGGCCGGTTTTCTCAGGTGGGCCAGGGTATCGAACGGTTGCGATTTGGCGCTTATACGGCTTGTCAGGGCGTTAAT